GCCGAATTAGCTACAACGCTATCATAAGCAAGTAGCATCTTTGCGGGGCGGTTGCGTGTTGTTAGTTTGTAAAGTATTACCATGTTTCGCGGGGTATAAATGTAAATTTAGGTTTATCATGATAGTTATATATCGCATAGCGTGTTGCGTCCATTCCGTCATCGTTAGCCTTTACAGGTTCTTCGATAATGTTATCCTCTTTATCTTTTTTCCATTTGTAGGATTGTATTTCACGCTTTAAGTTAGTACTGCTATCGGTCAAATATAACGGAAAACTTTTAACCTTAACAATCCCCGCCCAAACATCCTTATTGGCTGCGTGTATGTTAAACCCGCTGCGATATATTTCTTCAATGCTTTTTGGTTCGGCGGCATCGGCAAATATCATTCCCCTACCTATGTCAAGCGTTTGCATCTTGCGTATAAGTTCGGTCAATGTTAAATTGGATTGATAGATTAATTCTTGAACGTAGTGAGCGCCTTCATGATATTCTACTTTTACCAAAGCGGCGGGGTGATTATATCCAAAGTCTAAGCCGTAAAATACTTCGCCTTTGTTTGGTAGTTCCGATATGCCCCATTTTGTGTAAATAAGTTCCTTTGCCGCGCCTCTTTGCCCTAATCCGTATACTTTCCACATAAAGTCATCGGGTAGGTCTTTAAACGCCTCTATTGCGTTAATTTGGCTTTCCGTTAAATTGGCTTTGTTGTTTAAGTAAGTAGAATGAATCCGTTTATTTTTAGGATTATCGGCAACGCCATAAACCCAACTTACAAAATCGGCGGGATTCCAGTCAAGGAATATTTGTCCTGTGGTCCTCATTGCCAATTGGTCAAACAATGGCTTAGTAAGTAGATTTGCTTCGTTGATAAAAAGTATATCCCTTCCAGGTCCACGCGCTTTGCCTTCATCTTCTAAACCAAATAGTTCAATATAACTACCGTTCTTGAATGTGTATATAAAATCGGAATAGCTAAATTGGTTATCATCCCAAAGCTGCAACTCATTCATAATTAACTTAAAATCCCTATAAACACCGCGTTTAATATGGGGTAAGCTATGCGATACGCAACTAATACGCTTCATTGGATTGCGTGTAGCTAAATATACAAGCAACTGCATAACCGAATACGATTTGCTTGAACGACTACCGCCCTCATTGCAAATAATCGGATAGCCTTCGTTATAGGCGTTTAGGTTTTCCTTAAATACGGGTGTTACCTTACTTGATAGGCTCATTACCTTCTTGTTCTATGAAATTGATTTGAATAGGAGTTAATCCACTATGTTCGGTTTCGGTCTTATCTTTCCATCCCATGTTTTTCAATGCGAAGATAATGCCAGTTACATTTTGCCCTGCTAACTTTTTAGCGTAAACCGATTCAATTTTAAGTATCGCTCTTTTTATTGAGTAAGAGAAAATCTCCCTTTCTTTGTAATCATATATACTTTGGCGTGATTCAAAACCTAAATGATAGGCTAAACCAGGAATAGTTAAATCATCACCATTTTCATCAAAATAGCTTTGGATAGCTAAATCCAAATCCTCTACTGTTTCATAATATCTTGGTACTCCCATAATGCAAAGTTAGTTAAAATATTTCTTTTACATAAAAAGCAAAAAGTAATGTTTGGTAATAGGTAATAGGTAAATCACTTATAAAGTATAAGTATATATATATATACTCTATATTATTATGGTTTTTACTATTACCTTATTACCTTGCTTGTAACTAATTGATTATTAAAGACTTAAGAGGTAATAAAATGGTAATAGCTTATTACCAAAAAAGGCATAAAAAAGGGTAATGGTTATTACCAAAACCCTTTCTTTTATTACTAATAAATTAAACCTTTTTATAATATTTGTCATCTGCTTTTATAACATATTTACCTTTATACTTTTGTCTAAAAGTTATTAAAAAGTACTTAGAAGAACATTTAAGCTGCAAACAAATATCGGCGGCATCCTTTGCGGTAAATTTATCGGGTAATGAATTATACAACTCTAACTGTTTGCCTTCTAAATCGGTTTGAGTAGTATTGTTTATTTCGGTAAGTAATTTAATAGCTTGGCTCTTAAAATAATAAAATACTTTTTCAGAGTTTTGCACATCAATAATATCTATTATTGGGGATTTATGATTTCTTATAATAGAGCAAATCAATGTAAGTCTATTATAATAAGCAAACATCTTACCTAAATATCCAATTAGTAGTTCACTTACATCGCCTTCCCTTCTATTTTTTATAATTATATTGCTTTCAGATGTTATTCTATTTCTTGTATCGTTAAACAATATTTTTGCTTCATCGGTAAATTTTACCCATCTTGGATTACCTTCCGTATAAAATACCCCTATATTAAACAAATGCTCAATAATAGATTCCCAATGTACGGTTACTCTACTTTTAACACTAAAAGCATCCCTATTGGCGTTTAATTCTACATAATCCGATGAAACAAATAAGAACCTATTAAGCAACCCCGATTCAACGGCTTGTTTATTAAACATCTCATTTATTCGCTTTGATTGCATCCCCGTAAGTACGCTAATAGCAGGATTTGTAACCCTATTTTCCAAAGTTGGATCTTTTCTAAGGTCATCAATAGTTTTACCATTCCAAACGTTATTCCAAAAATCAACGGAATTGTTATCCTTAGTATACGAACCCCCTTGATAAAGTTTTTTCCCTTCGTCAAAATATACCCCAAAACCCGCATGATTTGTTGAAGCATATTTTGTAATCGCTTCTAAGGTAGCGCCCGATGCGCTTCTAATTATACGAATAGGTCTTGGATCGGTAAATACTGTATTATTTGCCTTAGCTTTCATTTTAGCTATTTCCCATTCTTTTTCTTTTGTAGCATAATCTTTATATAATTTATCTGCCAAAGGCTCTATTATATCGCCAAAAACAAGGTCATAGGCTTTTGTCTTACCTATTGAAGATGGACCAACCATCATGCAATAAAGTATTGATTTCATTTCTCCGCCCAATTGAGTTGTAAACATATTGCCAGAAAGGGAAGCGACCGCCCATAAAGCGGAAACTGCAATATAATCAACAGGCAATGAATATTCTTTTGCAAGGTCTTTAAATGATTGCTCTACAATAGGCTCGAATATTTCTAGCGGAAATGTTTCGTTTGTGTTTTCTAACTTTAAATTAATTAACATAATTTACCAATTTGAAGGAAATGAATAATCTTTATTAACCCATATTCTTTGACCGTTGCAAGAATCTAGCAAACAATTTGGCTCAATAATATCTTTAATTTGTTCTTTTGTGTATTTATTTGGGGAATCTAAGATAGTCCATGTATAATTAGGAGCAACCAAATGCATAAAAAAAGCCAATAATTTATTGTCAACGCTATATGTACCATCTTCACCAAAATATGTTTCTTGACCGTAATTATCAATATGTAGTTTCAATAAATCCTTTTTAACGTACTTTAAAAGCCATTTTAGCACTTTAAACGAATATTCGGGCATTGGTAGTTGTTTTGTAGAGTGCTGCGCCTTATAAGACCTATAAACAAGTGTAATCGGTTTTATTAAATCTAAATGTGTTATATGAGTTTTATGAGCAAATGTATCAATAACAAATGCTTTGCAAGTATCTTCGTGCATCCCTACCAAATTACAATACGCGGCTATTCTTAATAAATAATGATGTTTATATCCATCCTCAAAATTGCCCCATAAATTAGCGTTTTCTATTGCATGGCTAAAAGTACGAATGCTATTAACATTTCTTGATGGCTTAAATTTTATCTTTGGTTCTTCATTTTCGTATTTGTCATTCGGCAAAGCTAATTCCGCTTCATCAAACAAACGTATTTTAGCATTTGGATCGTAGCTTGAAAATCTTACCCTTACTAAGTCTTTACATTGAATATCAATAGTTATATTAATTGCCGCAAGTTCATGCATTATAGTGTTGAATACTTGAAAATGATGGGCTGGTAATATTTTAAATATAACCGCCAAACCTTTACCCGATGCACTAATAAAAGCCGAAACAATAGATTTGCCATTTATAAATAAATCATCTCTCAACTTACCCCAATCCTCTATATGTGGGTTATTGTGTGCATCAATATCAATACAAATCAATCCTGTATGTTGTATTATGTTTTCGGTATTTCTCCAATCTTTACAAACACTACTAACGGTAAAGCATGGAAGTTTCGCGGCTTTAAATGTTCGCTTTTCTTCATGGTCGGTTATTGTGCGAAGTTGGTTTATTATATCTATATGCTTACCGCTTATAATATCTTCTATCTCTTGTTCTAATGTAGAATCGTAAGGAATACAACCAGCCGTTGTTTTGCCTTCTTTGTTGGTGTATGGATGGTAAGAACTTATTTGCATTGCTTGTACTTTTCAATATTAAAAAAAGTAGGGTTCAATGAATCCCAAATAATATAAGTATTTATAACTAACCTAAAATTTCCTACTCCTTTATTGTCATAAAACTTTTGCATTTCACCAAATCCATGTGCTTTGTATAAGTACGAATTTACGTTATTATGCGCTCCAGCTGAATACGGCTTTTCTACATCATGTTTTGCAACCCTTTCACCTTCATCAAGATACCAACCACTAATTTGAGGAGCAATAAATATTAAAGGTATATGATTGTTAAATTCTAGTTTAGTATATTCGGATGCTTGGTTGCACCAATCTCCAATATGACCGCCTCTTTTAACGCTTGTTTTTTTTAACTCAATACCAATAGGATAATCTTTGTTCAAATCGGTATTATGGTACATCAATAAATCAATTCTACGTTTTTTGCATTTTGAAGTAATTTCTGAAAATACATTAAAATTAGTTTTAAAATAATTAAATACCTTGTCTTGTAATACTTTTTCAGGTAATGCTTCAAAGTTGTATCTATCTTGTGTTGCCATAAAAAAAACCTGAGAAGTGGTCTAGGGTAGAAGCGAAAAAACCGCGTTAGTTTTTTCTCCTAAACCGCCCTCTCAGGCGTTTCTTTTGATTAATTATATTACGGCTTCTACCTCGTAACTTGTACAAATATACTATAAACTCATTACATAATCAATAAAGCTAAAAAATTCTTGCGGGTTATGCACTACCGCATATAATCCGCCTGTTGAATTTATCTTGCGTTCATATTCTTTCTGATCTTCGCTTTGCTTATCCTTAATCTTTATTTCAATATAAACAGGTAAGCCATATTTATGATTCGGAGTAACTATGTGCCCTTTCAAATCGCTTGTTCCTTTTGAGCCAGTGCCTTTGCGCCACTCAATGCCGCCGTCTAATTGTTCTAATTTGCCACTAAATATATTGAATTTCGGTATCTTCTTTTTTACAGGAACTCCCATATTATTAGTGCGCTCTAAATGTCCATTAGTCCATTTGATGTAATTAGCGCAAAAGGTTGTTAATCCATTGGCAGTTTTTACTTTGGGTATTATCGGAGCGGAATAATGCCCATCGGCATATCCTTGAGCATATTTTATTTTACTCATTTCCTCATGTGCATTGCAATAGCGACTTTTCCACGATTCTTTCATATCGTTACATTTTTTACATCCCATTCAAAATACATTGATTGCTTATTGTACTTAGGGTGATGCCTATTGCTTATTGCTTTCTGACATTCTTTGCAATACGGATTCAATTTAAGTTCCCCATGCGGGTGTTTGTAATAGTTTGTTATTGGCTGCACTACCTTGCAGCGTGAGCATTGTTTATTCATCATATCTTCTTAATTGTATGTAATAATTATTGTGTGGATTTGCATAAGCCGCCTTGCTTACTTCATTGAACATGGCTTTAATGAATCTATTTTTATCAACCTTTGATTTATTGTATATTCCCAAAGTCCTTTCTAGTTCGCCATTGCGGTAAACTTCAATATGCGTGTAACTTGCGTAGGTTGCTGTTTTCATTTGATATAATTAAAAATGTGAGCAATAACATCAACAGTCCAACCATTACCAAGCATTTTATAACGCTGTGAATCAGAAACGTGAACAGTATAGCCATCTGCAACAGTTTGTAATCTTTCACATTCTAAAGGTGTTAATCTGCGGATGCGTGATGTGTTTTCAATAATCCCAACACCACGTAACACCCCACCTGCGTTTGCCCTTAAGCAGTCTTTTTTACCATTTACATCGTTTGGAGCATCTTGTCTATAACTAAATACTAAATTATCAGCCGTTTGTGAAGTTAATAAAGCGCCTATTTTGCCATCTGTTCTTTTAACTAATTCTTTGGCTCTTTTTGGATTTGTTCCTGTTTCTTTTCTTATTTGTTTTGCTTCTTGCGTTCTTACTTCGGTCAATCCAACTATCTCCACCGCATTAGTATTTCCAGTATCTAAGCAATAAGTTTTGCCATCTTTTCTGCTTAAATGTCCAGTGCCACCTTTGCCGCTTGTTGATGAACGTGGCATAGTATTGTGAACCACTATTTGATTGTATGGAATGCCGCTTTGGTATCTTGCAACTACACATCCGCTTTTGTTATCATTTTCATTCATTTGAAATGATAAGTTTCTTTCATTTCTATTTATATAATTAATAGCTTTCTCACTCAAATAATACTTTTCATCAACATTGCTTTCAAGTATATCTTTTAGCAATACACCCCTATCTTTTGGCTGCTCAATCTTACAAACCAAATCACCAAATAGTCCCCCTGGTTCGTGTCCTATATTAGTCCAATAAATACGTTTACGGTTTTGAGCAGAAACCAAAGCAGAGTTAATATGTATGCCATTTATCCCTATTGCTTTACTTAATACCCTTTCCCATTTTTCGCCCATTTCTACATTTTCTAATAAAAAGTATTTAGGTTTACATTCATTAAGCAATCTCATATATTCCCAAAATAAATAAGATTGCCCTTCAAATTCGTAGCCTTCACTTTTTAATTGTAGATAATGTTCTAAGGTTAATATTTCGGTTTCGCATTTGGTACTCATTCCTTTTCGCTTACCAGCAAAACTAAATGATTGACAAGGTGATCCACCAATAAGCAAATCTATTTTAGGCAACGAATAACCATCCACATCAACTACGCTTCCTAATTGTATTGTATTAGGATAGTTTGCCATTGTTACCTTTATAGCGTGTTTATCAATTTCAGAAGCAAAGTATTTATCTACTTTTATCCCTACTCTTTCAAGTGCTTGTTGTCCGCAAGACATTCCGTCAAATAATGATAGTATATTCATATTAACCAGGCTTTTGTTTTATCAGGGTTTTCTTTGCAGCCGTTTAACACCGTAGGTATTATGTGCATCGCTTTAAATTGTTTTTCGGGTATTTCTACACCATCAACAAGATAAAAGCCTTTGCCCTCGCGGCGAATGTAGGTTGTATATCGTAAAGCGTATAAGTGTTTAATGTATTCTTGTGCGGTCATGGTTTAAAAGTGTGGCAGTATTACCGCTGCCACTCGGTTAATTTAGTAATTATTCCCAAGGTAGTTTTTCTCCTTGTTCGTCTTGTTGCGGTGCTGCATCTTTCTTTGGTGCAAGTGTAACTTTGCCGTCTGTCCAAAATACACCGCCATTACCTAAATAAACTTTAGGTACTTTTGCATCTCTTTGTTCTTTAGTTTGTGCAATGGTAGCACTTACATTTTGTCTGTACTTGTTCGCTTCATCGTTTACTGAAATAGTAACGTCTAAGCCTTTGTCTGTTGATGCGTTAAGCATCTCTTGTAGTTTTGTTTTCGTAAAGAAAACACTCATTAATGTAGCCATAATTAATAACCCTAGTTAGTAAGTCTAGGAACTTTAAAAGTTTATATTGTTTCTACTGCTTCGTTAAATATTGCTAAAAAATCAACTTTTGGGGCTTTTTTATAAAGTTCCATTGTAGCATCGTTACCCTTGTATTTATTCATTGTTGGGTGTGGAATTTCGCGCAATGCCTTTACAAGCATTTCTTTTGCATCGGGTGTAATTTTACCGAATATCCGTTTGCAATGTTGGATTTCTTTATACAATTCAATTCTATATTCCGTTGCTACGCGGTGGTGTTCATCGTCAAGCCATTCAAGAAAACTCATGTTAATTTAGTTTAATAGTGATAATCTTGTTTTTTGCGTTCTTGGTATTCGCGCTCAAGTTCTTTATGCCTTTGGTTATTAGCGTTATCGGCTAACCATTTCTTTTGGTCATCATTACGTTTAAACCATCGTTTTGTAGGGATGGGTGAGCCTTTGCCAAGCTCTAACCCATCGCGTTCAATGTCTAATATAGTTACTTGTTCCATTATTCCGCGCCCTCACTATTAAGGTTAAGTAATTCTTGTTTTTTAGCCGCGCAATGCGCTATAACACTTTTATCCTTTTGCAATTCCTTTGGCAATGATTTGTAAACGGCTGCAATAACATCGACATCGGTTACGGCGTTAATCATTATTTTAGCTTGGTCGGCGGTTACTACTTCTATAACTTCTGCTTTTACTTCTTCGGTAACAATAGGCGCTTCCATTTCTTCTGGAACGTAAACAGGACCAGCAAAAACATCGGGCGTGTACCATTTAACGCCGTTGCTCATAGCCCTTGCAAATAGCATATTTTTAGGGAACTTGTCAAGGTTTTTTGTACCAGCTTTTTTTGCATCCGCAATAGTGAATGTACTATTACCAATCTTTTCTTTACCTTGAAAAAAGTCGATTGAGCAAATTAATTCGCTACTTTCAATAACTCGGTAATCGTACTTGTTAGAACCTTTTACCATTGCTGCCATAACTCCAGCCCCGATTGTCGGCTTACCTTGTATAATGTGGATGCCGCTCATTGATGCAAAAGGCGGTATTCCAATTTCGCTACCTGCCTGGATTTTAACTATTGCTTGTGCTGCGCTTTTAATGTCGGGGAACATTCCTGATTCGGCAAATGCCTTACCGATTGACATAATTTCTGTTGGGGTTGCTTTTTGTAGTTGCATAATGTTTGTTTTATTGTTTAGGGTGTAAAAGTATATAGTTTAAAGTTACCAACCAAATAAATTTTTATTTTTTTTATTAAGGTTTAAAGTTGTAATATTGCAACTATGGAAAAAATGACTATAAGACAATATGCCGATAGTGTCGGGATATCTGTACAAGCTGCCCATAAGCGTGTTAAAAATATGGAAAAATACAAAGAAATCAAAGAAGTTGAGAAAATTACAAATAAATTTTTTCTGCTCAAAGTCAATACCAAAAAGGGTTTCACTAAATGTGGATAACTATTTTTAAAATATATTTGGTTTATATGTTTAAACCTATGTATATTTGTGTAACAAAACAAAAACAACATGATACAAGTTACAAAATCAGAAATTACAGAAGTTTTACAAAATATGGAAAAAACCATAGTTTATGTTAAGGAAAATTCTTCTTATCAATTTGTTAGCAATTCACAAAACAATGTAATGTTTAGGTTTGATTTAAACACAAATAAATATAAGTTTTATTATAATAAAGAACAATTTGCAAGATCAATAGTAAGATTTTATAAAAGAGGTTTTTAACCCCCGCAGGGGTGCGACTGCTAAACGCACACTTTAAACAACCAAACATGAAAAAACAAACACTCCAAACAATCGCAATCGTTGCAATGCTTTTATTATTCACCTTAGCCGATAACATTTAAAACAAACCAAACATGAAACAATCAGATTTACACTTTGCCGCCGCACAATGTTGCATTAAAATTGAAATGCTAAACCGTATGATTAAGTCATCGGATAGTTACACATGTATGTTTTTACGCGACATGAAAGAAATTGAGATTAAAAGATATGCCGAAATAATGGATCACATTACTGCACCTTTAAATCTAGTATAACCTATGAAAACAGCAATGCAAGAAGCAGAAGAATTGTTTAATCAATATGCAAATGTTATTTATGATAGAGCATTAACCGTAATGCAATATGAAATATGTAAACAATGTGCATTAATAACAGTAGATGAGATAATTAAAGCTAGTCCTTTAGAACCAAATGATACCCCAGAGTGGTTACAACCAGAAGATTGGTTTCCAGACTCAAATATATCTGCTGAAAAATATTGGCAAGAAGTTAAAATAGAAATAGAAAACCTATAACCAAAACCCATAACCTATGCTACCATACATTCTCCTTGCCATTTACCTTGTATGCCTGTATTGGGCTTACCAAAGTGCCGAACAAGATTTAAATGATGAACTATGAAATCAACAAATGATAAAATAAAGGAAGCGGAAGCGGAATCGTTATGGAATAACTTTGCTGGTATTACCGCAATACTTTGTATATTATTTGCTTTATTTGGGTAGTGTTATTACTACTTTTAACAAAATTTAAAAATATGGATTATTCATTAATTACAAACATTGAGTTTGCCGATATTGACTATTACGATTATCCCGATTATTGCGATGCTTATATCGTTAGGGCTTTGTACAATGGCTTTGAAATGTCTATTGAAATGCTTGACGAATTAAACCAAGATACCAGTTATGTATATGATAGGCTTATGGAATACTTGCATTAAATTTGGAATTTGCAAACTGTTACAAATTGTAACGGATTGAAAATAAAATTTTGCAATATAAAAATAATAAATACATTTACTGGACCATTACCGAGAATCCCGCAAAAACAAGGGAAAATGGGTTAACTCTTATAACTAACTTTTATGTTAAATAGCGCACAACAGAATATTAAGAAAAAAGGCTCTGCTTCTATTACTTATGTTTTGTTGAATCGTTTAGATGAATGTATAGAAAGTTTTTTAACGTATCTATCCTTGCCTTTTGGATGCCAACCGAATCAGATATTTTCTGTAATTGTTGGTCTTGTTGTTGGTTTGATAGTTGGTTCGTTATTACAGTAGCTAATATCCCAAATTAAGTACTAATCTTCTTCATCCGATTCGTTCAACTCATCGTACATTTCGGCAACCATGTCATCAAGTATTTTTAAGCATTTGCGCTTAATTCTATTTACTTTGGCGGTATCGGATGCGGTCATAGGGTTAAGCGTTTCAACGGTAGCTAAAGCGTAACAAGCGCAGTTAATGTACTCCTCGCGGGTTGTGAACTCTAGTATACCATCTTCTTCTTTGCCGTCTATTGGTAGTTCTAAATCTTCGCTCATTTGTTAGGTTTTTATATATTTCCCTTACATAGTGGCATAACGCAAGTAGTGTTTGCAGTCCTACATTCTACCCTCTCAACTTTTCGCAATGTATGCCCCATTCTACTAAGTGTTTTTTTGAGTATTCTTTTCTTGAATTATTGCGGTTTATAAAATCTTAATGCAATTTCCCTTTAATTATTTGATAATTTTTAACCGTATAATCTCCATTTTTTTCAACAGTTATATGAGCAAATCCATGTTGATA